TGCCTATTAAGTGGGGGCAGTCCTTGAGCCTTTCTCTGCTTGTTCTCGGCAATCTTCATATCCTCAAACACTTTTTCTTGCGTCTTGAAATCTTCGGTTTTGTTTGACCTTGCCCTAACCTTTCGGGCTGTTTCCAAAGTTTGTTGCCCTGCCCTACTTGCACCCAGCAGACCGCCGCCTGCTTCTTGGGCTCGTTTTGCATCTGCTGATTTTTCGGCTTTCTGTGCACGAATTACATTGTTTTGAGCCTTGTAGATTTGAAGTTCTAGTTCGGCGGCCTTGATGTTCCGAGCGTTAATTTGCTCCTTGTTGTTGCCCTCTCGATTAGTCTTAATAAGCGTGTCGAGGATTTGTATATTTTCGTCTCGCAAGGCTGTCGCTTGCTTGAGTTCCTCCTTGGCTAAATCAACTAGGACTTGTCTGCCGCCCTCCATTTCTTTAACAAATTGAAGGGTTTCTGCGGTCTGTTTGGAGAGATTGATTGCTACCCGGCTTTGCTTTTCTATCTTTTCTACCTCATCTCTCTCTTGTTGTTTTAGCTTAATAATTTCTTCTTGAACTAATAGTTGGTCTTGTGCTTGTTGTAATGCTCTCTTGGTGTCTCCCACGCCGAGGTTAATGCCTGTAAATTTCTCGATGCCCTCCAATACCCCCGCAAAAGCCCCAAGCTGGGTGATCTTGCCCCGCAAAGACTCAATCGTATCCTCGGTCTTTTCGAGTCCAGCTTGTGCCTGCTCAACGCTGGTGCTACTAAATGAGGTCGCAAAGGCATCTGACAAGGCTTTCTGGGATGTGTAGTAGTCGGTTGAGGCTTGCTTGACTGTTTCGCCAAACTTATTGATCGAGCCAAGAACAGCCGCCCCGAATAACCCCCCCGCACCTAGTCGGCTCAATGCCCCAAGGGATGTCCCCGCCCTGCCTGCATTTAGGCCAAGGGAAAGAAGGCTCTTGCCTAATCTCTCTGTGCTTCCACCAGCCCTCTTGAATGTGTCGGAGGTCTTGTTGGCCTCTCTCTGAACCTCTCTTAACGCAACTGTTCCTTTGCGTGCGTCAATGACTACCTCTCCCTCTAACTTAAAGCCCATATTATCTCTTCAGCTTGTTAAGCCTCTCCTGTTCCTTGCGTTCGATATATGTTTTCATGTCTTGCTCTTCTAGTCGGAAGGCAAGCCGAAGGGGTGCGACCCCAACTTTATCAACCCCATTCGTAGTATTTGCAAATATGGTTTTAAGGAAGTCCCCCGCTCGTTGTGCTGGTGTGGCGTATCCCTTGCCTGCGGTTGTTCTTGGGCTTGGGGTTTTCTTTATATCGGACTTTGCGGCCTTTATGCCTTGATCTTTATATCTGTTAAGGGCTGGTATCCATCCCGCCACGATATAAGCACACGATCGCCTTGCCGACTTCACAAAGCTATCATATTTCTCCCCCATCCCTTTCCCCCCTAATCCCTTTCCTCGCAACTTGGGGGGCAAGCTCTGTGGCCTAAATCTTCTTCTCCAATTAAATATCTTATATCCAACCGGACTGCCCTTGTAGAAGTCTCTGTTTTTCTTTGCCTTTGTTTCTCGGCCAGTTCCACCCTTTAACCTTCTAACTTGTTGAATCGCTCCTAGCTCTTGATTCACTCTTGCGGGGTTTGTTCTTTTTGTGTATTGCATCGCCTTCATTATAATGTTGGCGGCTCGTCTGTTAATCTCTGTTAGAAAATCGGCGTTACGCAGTTCAATATATTTATCAATAGTTCTATTGAAATCCCTAGTATCTAGTTTGAAGGATGTGAGTGCCATAAATCTATTGTCCATCGTCAAGGAGTGAATCTAGGATATTCCCAGCGTTTTTGTTTTCTCTTCTGACATCAATCCCTTTGTTGATTAGTATAGCATGTTCAAGCTGAACGAGTTGCACCTCTGCCATCTCCCAAATAATCTGCTCCGCCGTCCACCCAAACTCCTTTGCAAATAGCCAGACGAGCGAAGCAATCCCGGCTGGCTGAACTATTTTGGGGGCTCGTTTCCTCCGCTCGCCTGCACTCTCGCCTCAGCCAGTTCGTTAAACGCCTCTTCTACAATTTTAACGCCCTCCATAAAATCGGCTTCCACAAAACTATCTGACCAATTCAAGACAGCCTCTCGAAACTTGGCCTTGTCCCAAGCTAGTTTTACTAATTCGCTTCTGGGTTGCGTGAGGCAATATAAAGTAGACCAGATGAAGAACTCGGTTGTATCGCTCTCCTCCCTAATCTGATTGACCACAATCCTTGTGCCCAGCGTGAACTTGCCTAGCTTCTGACCCCTGAATGTTCTCTCTGTAATCACAAAGGATTTGTCGAGGGCTTTGTTTAGAATCTCATCATCTTTTTGTAGGTCTAGGTTCATATGTATTTACTCAATTTCTTTCGTAGTTCAGGGGATGCGTTCTTGCTAACGAGCAAGGTTGCCTTTCCAAACTGCTTTTTGACTAGGGGGGTTGCGTTGTTCATAGCGTCCAAAAGACGCTCTCGGTTCTCTAGGACGGCTCGGCAATAGGCAAGAGGGTCATCGTAGTTGGTGATAGCAGGCCAACCCTTCTCCCATAGCTCCACGATCTTGCCCCCAAGCCCCGAGGGGAGGTCGCTAAAGAAGAACGTGACGCTCCTGCGGTTGCCATCGTCTGCGTCCTCAATGACGGCCATTGGCTCTTTCTCTCTGAATGGAATACCAAAAGTGGCGAGGGTTGAGGCGAGCTTGATGTTGCGGGTGTAAAGGATTTTTTCTTGCATAAGGATTTCTAGGTTAAAACTAACTTATGCCATCGTATCGAACTGCCGTGAAAGATACTGTCTCAAAGTTGTCTGCACTACGATTTCTGGAAACTTCTGTAATATAGGCCGCCCCCGACAAATCAAAGTTGCTTCCGTTCGATACTGTGATCGTTGCCCCAACGCTCCCGCTAAAGGTTGTAAATGCACCCTCAACTGTATGGGTTACTTTTTTATTGCGAAACACCACCGCAGTCACATCCCCACCCTTGTTCTTGAGCTCGACCGCATCAGATGAGGCAGAGGATGAGATGGATTGAATGACCATTCCAGTCTGTGCCGTACCAATGCCAAAGGCTAGGTCTGATGTGTTCCCGATGATCGTGGCGGCCATATTAGGTGTTTAATCCTGTGTAGGCGGTTGCAGATAGGTCAAAGCTGTTGAATCCATCAGCAGATTGTGAGAAAGAAACATCGGTGACAAAGTAAGAGCCACTAGATACTGCGGCTGTGTTGCCAGTTAGAGCAAGAGCTTGACCAATCCCGCTCGCTCCAACCACCCCGCTACAATTACCAGAAAGACTAACATTTCTTTTGAACCCAGAAAACGCCACGGCAGAGTGCGTGCCATCGTGTTTTGAGACTTCAGTTGTTTCGGCTGTTTGTGTTAGAGAAAAGCTCTGGATAACAACGCCAGTTTCAGCGGTAAGTCCAAATGCAATTCCGGTAAGTCCAATACTTGTGGCGGCCATTTGCTATTTCCTTGTGTCAAATTATCTCCCAAACACCCGAACCTTCACTAGCTCCCAGATTGTAGAAAATACCGCCCCCGAGACCAAGGCAACCAACCAGAGCTTCGTTTTGATGGTGTGGCCTTCCCTCTCGAGCGTATCCACCTTGCTGTTGATCTTGCTAGACCATTGCGCCAACTCGCTAGTGTGCCTTTCTAGGATGGCAATGATGTTGGTTTGGCGTTCCTCGATTCTTGCGAGCCTCTCCCGCAAGTCAGCTACTTGATCGGCACTCACAACACCGCCTCCTCTGCCCCCTCGGCAATCCGCACCATCTCCTCGCCCTTTTCATTGTAGAACATTTCGATGTAGCCCTCGGCCTCTAGCCATTTGAGGCTAGCCATAAACTCACGCCAACCCGGCGTGTCGTGATCGTCTGTGGCAACCATTTCTACAGGCTTGCATTTGCATGCAATTCAAAGGCTTTGGTTGCGTTTTGCAAATTAGAATTCATATTAAAGGCTGGTGGTATATGGGAGAGTTTTCAGTCCATATTGAAGGCTGGTTGAATATGCGAAGTTCATTTCACCCCCCCCGATTCTGGTCGGGCTTGGCTGGAAGCGGCGGGGGTACGGCCTGCGTCGGCGGCGGCACTCATGTCGCTGTAATTGGATAATATATGCATGTCCCGCTGGTCATGTTGCTTTGGAGAACATGAACAGAGCAAGAGGGCGAGGAGGAGGAGGGGCATTATACAATAACGCTTGCAAGCGTGTTCATTAGGGTTGTTACTCTTGTGTCTAAAAGAGCTAAATCAATGTTTGTTCCAATCGAATAAAAAGACATTCTGGCATCACTATATTGAGCATAAGCACCATTATTAAAAACAGCAATCGCACCAGCGGCAAGTGTGGTAGATGATAAGGCACTTATTGTATTTGTTTGAGAACTTCTAATTACTGTATTTGTAGATGAATTACGTGAATGCCCCTTAAATCCAGTTGTTGTTCCTTGTCCAATAATTGTTTGTCCTGCTGTTAGCGAACTTCTATTTTTTATATTTAAGCCTCCAGTATTATTGCTAAGCATCCAAAGTCTCCCAACAAGACCAACCGATTGACCAATAAACATTCTTGCTAGTGTTGCTGAAATTGTTGGTGCTTGAGTTACATAGCAAGAAATGTGTGTGTTATTTTGTGGAAAAGATGCATTTATATTATTATATGAGGTAGAGATAAATTTTGTTGATGCGTCCCCAAGCAATCCAAGTGTTCTACTGTAATCGCCAGCAACAAAGTTATTATTTGTCGGTGCGTTTCCTCGTAATGGAGTAATTGCCCCTGCTACTGTTCTTGCACCAGCCATAATGCAAGTGGCTACAAGTGAAGTCCAAATTCCGTCTTGTTTGCATCCAAGAACAAAAGCGTTAATAGCTCCCCGAACTTGAGATTCAAGCCTCTGCCCATCTGCGGCCTCGACTCGAAGGATGTAGTCCCTTGCGTCTGGATCAAATAATCTGTTTGCAATCCGATTAACTGGCAAAGGGCAAGTCGCCGAATACAGAGGCATCTTCCCCCTCCTAACTAACTTCCGTCACCCGAGCCGTGCCAGCGGTGGCGAACACGGCCGAGTGGGTGATGGTCGTTTGGTGGTTAGGCACTTCGTAGTAGTCCCCTGCTGATAGACGCACCTGATAGGCGATGGTGGTGCAAGTTGCCCCTGCACAGATGTGTAGGTTGCCCGCCCCCTCGTTGAAAATTGTCAGCACTTCCCTTGTCGCATTGTAACCAGCCAGCAAGGTAGAGGCGGTGGTGCTAGTAAAGTCAGAGGTTGTGACGGCCGTGCCTTGGAGGGCGAAGGTGTTGGCGGTGACTGTCCCGCTAATCGCAGGGAGCGAGCCGATGGTGACGCTGTTGCCGATTGTGACGGAGGAGATCGAGATGGGAACAGTCCCGCTGATGGATGCGGTGACAGAGCCGATCTGGGCTGTGCCAGCGGGGAGGGCAGAGCCGATGGTGACTGTGCCAGAGATGGTAAATGGACGAACATCTCCGCCTCCAGTAACTTCATTTTTTACTGGAAGGCCAGAAACTTGACTAACTTCTTTCCAATAATCTAAATCCCCGCCTGCAATTGTTGCGTATATTATAGGTACTCCAAATGTGTTTTGAGATTCGCCATCTTGAACCAATCTATTTAGGTTTATATTGTTCGCCGTCACCGTGCCAGCAATCGTCTGTGTGCCAGTAGGGTTAGCCGTGACTGTGCCTGCGATTGTAACCGTGTTGCCAATCGTGACTGACGCAATCGAAACTGGCTGTGTGGCGGGGAAGTTGGAGATGGAGACAACGCTTCCGCTTACCGCACCTCGCATATCTGTAATGGCTTGAGTGCCAAGGGATACAACCGTGTGGGCGGGGATATGCTGACCGCTAGAAAGAATGGTTGAGAGCGTAGTTGCTGATTGGTTGCCGTCTAAAATTGGGAGTGCCATATTCTCAAGCTCCTTGTTAAATCGCCCCGATATATTGCGAGTTGCGATGGTCTGAAAAATCTAGGGAGGCGATGTAGGGGAATAGCCTTGTTCCTATAACTCGCAGGCTTAAGCCTCGCACCCAAGCCCTCTTGTCGTTTCTGATAGTTGGGGTTTGGCTAGTTATCCTAGCCATATAAACCTTGAGGCTAGTTGTCTCGTTCTCAATCCTAGCCGCCAAGGTTGAGCCCTCCTCGTATAAGGCTTGGAATATCTCAAAATAGTTAGACTCAAAGGTTGCTTGAGTGGTTCTGCTGGTTGAATCTGCATAACTCAATTCAACTGGTATCTCGAACACGCCCGAAGTCGGGATGATAAGCTGACCCCCTAGAGTTGAGCGAATTGTCACATAAGGGAAGAATCGCCCTCCCCTTCTATTGGAAACATAGACATTAAGCCCCGAAATCGGCGTTAATAGCCCCGCCAACGCATCTTCTAGGATAAACTGGGGCGAGGTCATTTGGAGGAGCAAAGGATGTCTAGGGTGGTCGTTTTAGTCCAAATACGCCTATCGTTGATTATCCCCGGCGTTTCGTTAAGCACCTTGCATTGGAACACTTGAAGGTCGTTGGTGGTCAGGATGCTTTCAATCGAGGGGCTTTGGTAGAAGGTTTGGAGAATCGAAAACCAAGTTGAGTCTAGTTCTTGCCTTGTCGTTGTATCGGCTCGGGCAGAGTAGGTCAAAGTCCCCCCGCACCTAAACACGCCCGAGTTGGGGGATAGCTCCTCCGAACCTATGCCCACCTCAATCGTTAGGCTTGGCAAAAGCCTCTCCCCATCATAGTTGCTTTTCGTGATATTAAGCCCTGCTATGATAATGGCCGAGGCGAGGCTATCCTCGAGCTCTCTCTCGATGGCAACACTCATTTTAGGTGGTTTGGTCGGCGATGTCGATGGTGTAGGAGAGTCCGTCCGAGGAGGTTGAGAAGTTGGCGATCATCCGCCCCACGCCGCCTATCGTAACAACATTCCCAATTACCGGAACAGATACAGCCGTAGCGTCCACCACAAGGCTTTGAGATACTCGAATAACCTCACCCCCTACCTCCAAGTCCGTGGCAAAGGTTAGGTCGGTTATTGCGGCAGAGACCGAAGTTGAGCCTAGACCTGTCACGACTGTGAATAGGTCGCCTATCATTTGCCGTAAATCGGCGGTGAAGAACGATGTTGAGATTGCCCCTGCCATACCCAAGAAACCTTGTCACCTTGTCAATCATCCAAGTTCTACACTATCCCAAATATCAAAGTTGTCTTTGGTATAAGGCTCAATCTCCTGTCCGTAAAAAACCACACGCTTTTCTCTACGGACTGCGTTGGCTATTACGAATGGGGCAGAATTGATGCAATAGAACTCGGTTGCCCCTCGGATTGCCCTAGCTAACTCTGGAATGCTTGGGGCTGTGTAAGTCTGCAATCCCTTAATCTCTGTGCCTTCTTGGCATAATACAAAGAAATTATCAGCCCCACACTTTTTCCTAGCCTCAACAATAATCTGTAGGGGGTCTCTCCTGTGGCCTTGGCTTATTCCGAAAGGAGCAACAAGGTTATAGGTTTTGGGCAGTCCTTTGGCTGAGGTATCGTCTAGCTTATCGAATAAAATGTCCTTGGGGTCTGCCTTGTTAATCTCGGGGTGGGCATAGACAAATTCTGTCCAAGTCTTGCCCGAGAAACGATATTCTTGGTATTTGTTCGGCCAAATCTCAAGGTCGATCACCTCCCCCTTGTTGCCAACCCTTGCATAAGAAACCATCTCGAAGATGCCGTGGTATTGGGGCAAGCAATCAAAGAATACCTCGTGGCCTTGGTCGGCTAGATATTTGCAGGCAGGGAGGCAACGAATAATGTCCCCTAGCCTCTGTGAATATTTGATCGTTTTAGCAGTCATCGGCTACGCTCTTATCGTTTAGGTGGGGGAAGTATTGGCTCAATCGAACCGGGCCAGTTGTCTTTTGCAATTCTTTCCAGCCATCCACCAATCCCTTGTATCCATAAAAATCCTCCTTGAACTCAACTTGTTTCTGGATTGCGTAGGCATAGTGGTCGAATACCAGCCCCCAAGTTTCCGTCACTCCCCTTGGGACTAGGCGAGATTGTATATTAAGCCGAGGCGGTTCGTGGCTCGTAAAGCAGACATCTTTCCCCCACTTCCACGCCCTCATCCATTCATACCAGTTCGAGCCGTAGCCTTCCCTCGTCACTACTCGCTTATTCTCCCCGACAAAGAAGTTACAATGGAACTGCATCGTTGCCCCATCCTCTGCTCCCTTGAGGCACTCATAAATCCCCTCGATCTGTTCTGCTCTCCACATCTCGTCAGCGTCCACCTCCATAACAACGCCATCATCTACTCCGAATAGGGCTTGCTGAATCATTTCTAGCTTTCCGTTAAAGGGCTTGCCTTGAGAATGAACAATAACATTCCCCCCTTGAATGCTATTAAGATATTCGTGCGTTCCGTCTATGCTCTTAAAGTCCTTGTGCCATTTGTCGGGAACTTGCTTGCACCAGCGGGTGCATCCAACCGGGTCGCTCACCCCCTCGACTATCCGCCATTGCCAAGGAATCTTGAGCTTTTGAAATTCTGCAAGATGCCTCTCAATAAAGGGCATCCCATTAAGGACGATGGTAAAAATGGTTAGCATTTGAAGATGGCCGCACCATTGCGAACAGACCAATCCTCCCAGAGCAGTTCCGCAAATCCCTTAAGCTTGTGGTAGTTCGCCCAGTTCTTAATATCGTTCACATCGTCCAAGGCGATGATTGCCTTTTCTGCTAGGAATGGGCGAACGCACCGAAGTTCTGACTCCCCAGAAAAAGGCGAGCCATCAATCAACACAAAATTAAAATCTACATTATGATCAAAGTGAATATCCTCGATTGCGTTGGTCGAGTATGGAAAGGCAGTTTCAAGGCAAACATTGTGCCAGCCTAAAACTTGCTCGAGCGGGTACTGGTTAAGATTGGTTTTTGTGGTTCGGTAAAACTCCTCGATGTCCTTCTTGTTCATCCAGAATTTCGACAAGGTTGCCGTTCCATTGATGGCAACGCCTCCCCTTGCCGATAGATTCATTGAGTGCCGCCCGATGCGGTCGGGGTGGTTCTCAATGCTGAATAGTCTTTTTGTCCTGACGCATTGAGTTGAGCCATCGCCAGTTCCTCCCCCGATCTCTAGGCCAACATCTAATCCCTCGCTATACTTTGCGAGGGCTTTGCCAAAAGAATCGTGGATAGTTATTTCTTGCACTTGGCGTATTCGGTAAGCGCCTTCACGATCACATATTCAATCACGGCTTCTGGGTCGTGCTTTAAGGCCATCATTCCGCACTCATACAAATCCTTTTCTGCCTTCTTGTCGTAGGTAATGTCCACTTTCACATACTTGGTGGGGTCAGGGCGAGACTTCCCGAATCTAATCATACCAAGCCCCTTCGTATCCTCCCCCTTTTTTGATTGCCTACAGCCAATTGTTTGCTTTGCGTTTTTCATATATTGCTTTGCCTTTCTGGTAGTATTCTGGTTTATTGTGGTTTTTTAGTTGCTCGTCGGGGTTGCCCCCGGTGAACATCGGATTCTCGTGTTTGAACTGGATTTGTCTAGCCTCAACTACCGCCTGTTCGGCGTAGGCTCTTTCCGTGAACTCGTTATCGGAATAGATGCCGTCCGATTCTTGGTAGTCTGGGTGGAACATATGC